TTTGTTTAGGGGATTGACTTTTAGGTCCAGATGTGATATAATAAGTATATTAGTGAATGATTAATGACACATTGAAACGGGGGTAAGCTAATATATTAAAACATATATATTATAATGTTATTATAAACTAGGTTTAAATATATATATTATAATATTTGTCTTAACCTAGTTTAAACTCTTTCCAATACATTACTAATACATTACTAACTATTAATAATATTATTAATATTTATGATAATAATAAAAAAACAAGTAGTCTTAACTACAGAAGTCCTTTATTATCTTCCAGACTATCCTTCGTTAGTTCAAACATTCATATTTCAAAAGCTGGATGTCTTACCTGAACTACCACGACTACATAGTTTTTTAAATTTTTGGAAGAATGAGATCGACGCTATTATAAAAGATGTAAACATAGCTTATGAAATCACTGGTTACAAAAGATAAAGAACTTACAGACAAACAAGTGTCTTTTATGACACACTACTTTGATGTAGATAACTCCCAAACATTTAGTAACGCTCGTCAGTCCTGTGCTGCTGCTGGTTATGCCAGTTCGTCATACCCTACAGTACTAACACAACTACGAGATGAGATCATTGAACGAGCTAAACTAGAGATGGCTGTTACATCTCCTCGTGCTGTTAAGCAGATTGTCGATTCTATGACTGCTGCACATACAGAAGGAGAACCTCTAGGTCGTACTGAGCTACGCTTTAAGGCTGCACAGGATATACTAGATCGCAGCGGCATTAGTAAGAGGCAGGAGTCTGTAGTTGAAACTAAAAACCTACACGCTGTTGTCATTCTTCCACAGAAATCACAGTATGAACCTGTAGAGATTTTTAATCCTGATGACAGAAGTTACTAAACGCACAGCCGGACGCCCCAAAAAGCAACCAGGCGATCCTAAAGGTAACTATAATCGTAGTCGTAGTACTGCAACTGTACAGAAAATAGTAAAGAAACAAATTAAAACAGCGCAGAAACGTAATAAGAAACTAAAACAACTTGATTCTGCACTGAATAAGAAACAAGTTCTTACTACTGACTTGATTGAGGTAGCTCCTGAGAGTCTAAAAAGAGAACTTGAGAAGAATGACGTAGCTTTTCAACCCAATCCCGGACCACAAACAGAGTTCTTGGCATCACCTGAGAGTGATGTACTTTACGGAGGAGCCGCAGGAGGAGGTAAAAGCTACGCTCTACTTGCTGATCTGCTAAGATTTGCTCATATTACTGAACATCGTGCGCTATTACTTAGACGCACCCTAGCAGAGCTAACAGAACTGATAGATAAGAGTAAACAATTCTATCCTAAAGCCTTTGAAGGGGCAGTATTCAAGGAATCAAAGAGCACATGGGTCTTTCCTTCCGGCGCTACTGCCCTATTTTCGTATCTAGACAAGGATACTGACGTAAGTCGCTACCAGGGACAGTCATTTAACTGGATTGGTATAGATGAGATCACACATTACCCCAGTCCATACGTCTGGGACTACCTACGTTCTCGATTACGTACTACAAATCCAGAAATTAAGACGTACATGCGGGCTACAGCCAATCCGGGCGGGCCAGGACATGACTGGGTAAAGAAAACCTACATTAGTCCTGCTCCAGTTAGCAATCCTTTCTGGGCTACGGACATTACGACAGGCAAAGTACTACGTTATCCTGCTAGTCACGCAGAAAAACCTAATGATCCACTATTCACACGTAAGTTTATTCCAGCAAAGCTAAGTGACAACCCATATCTGCTACACAGTGGCGAATATGAGATGATGCTTCTTTCTTTACCGGAGTTAGAAAGGAAGAGACTACTTGAAGGCGACTGGGATATTGCTGAAGGTGCGGCGTTTAGCGAATTTAATAGGTTTCATCATGTTGTCGATCCATTTGACGTGCCCCACGGATGGTATCGTGTTAGGGCGGCAGATTATGGGTACACGAGTCCGTCCTGTGTTCTATGGGGAGCACTAGATCACGATGATAACCTCTGGATTTACAGAGAGTTGTATATTAAAAGACAGAACGGTGATGAGCTAGGGATAAAGATACGTGAGATAGAAGAGAACGATCCTCCACCCATTGTCTCTGTTCTTGATGGTGCATCTTGGAATAGAACGGGCACTGGTCTAACAGTTGCTGAACTTATTAACAAGTCAGGGTGTCGTTTTATCCCTGCTGATAAGAACCGTATCCGAGGTAAACTAGAATTACATAAACGATTACGTGTTGATCCTGAGAGTGGGTCTAATATTAAAATTTTTTCTAACTGTGTAAACCTTATTCGTGAATTAACTTCTATCCCACTAAGTAAAACTAATAGTGAGGATGTAGATACCAAAGCTTCTGATCATGCTTACGATGCTTTGAGATACATGTGCATGTCAAGGCAAGTTGAAAACCCTAGCCATCTTTATAACGGATGGTCTTCACCACAAAAACAACAAACCCCGATGAATAATGTATTTGGGTATTGAGGAGAAAATAATGTACGGTCAAAAAGATTTTGTTTACAAGACGACGATTCAAGGCGAAATGAATGAAGTACCTGATGGTCCTGCTCCGAAGGAGGCGCTTGAAAACTTTGAGACTAAGTTTGAGCAGAGTGTTGCCGCTCCTTCTTCTCCTGGTAACAAGCACATGACCCCTGACTTTTTTACGATGGCAAACGACTATAGCATTTACTCCGAGCAAGGCTAAACTTTATGTCGTTTATTGACTCTTCTGAAATGGAAGACGCTCCTGTTGTAGTGCCCGGTCCTGTTGTTCCGGGGCTATCAGGATATATTAAGCAGAAGTTTATTGCTGCTGAAGAAGGGCGTCGTTCTGATGAAGCGCGTTGGTTGTCTGCGTATAAAAACTATCGTGGTTTGTCTGAAGAGTCAGAAACGTATCGTGAGTCTGAACGGTCTAAGGTTACTGTTAAGATTACGAAAGTTAAAGTTTTAGCTGCTTACGGACAAATTTCTGAAATTCTTTTTGGTCGTGGTGACTTTCCTTTAATCATCGAACCTACACCTGACCCAGAAGGTATTGAGGAATCTGTTCATCTCAATGTTGTTGAAAAACAAATGGGAGGAGGTGATCAAAGTCTTGACCCTTATGGATTTGAGGGAGATGGCCGGGAGCTTGCACCGGGGTCTGTTGAGGCGAGTGCACCAAAGTTAGGCGGACTTACAAAAGAACTAGAAGGTGCCTCACTAAAAAAAGGATACAGCAAGCTTGGTGAGCCGGATTTAAAACCGGCAGATATTGCTGCACGCCGCCTTAACAAGATTTTACAAGATCAATTAATTGATACCTCTGCTACAAAAGAAATTCGTCGCTCACTATTTGAGCAAGCATTACTTGGAACTGGTATTGTTAAAGGCCCATTTAATTATTATAAAAAAGTTCACAAGTGGGAAAATGGAGAAGACGGAGAAAGAACTTACAGCCCTTACGAAAAAACAGTACCCCGTATTGGGCATGTATCTTGTTGGAATTTCTATCCTGATCCTAGCGCAGTTGATACTGACGACTGTGAATATGTAATTGAACGTCATCGTCTGAATAGAGAACAGCTACGTAATCTAAAAGATATTCCGCTCTTTGATCTTTCTGCTATTAATCGTGTTCTTAGTATGAATGGTACTTATGAAGAGCGTTACTTTGAAAACACTATTTATGCAGAACAAGACCCTACGTATAATGAAAATCGTTATGAAGTATTAGAGTATTGGGGAACATTAGATGCTACATCAGCTAGGGCTTACGGTTTGGAACTCCCTTATGACATGGATGAAATTAGTTCTGTTCAAGTTAACGCTTGGATATGTGGTACAGAAGTTCTTCGCGTTGTGCTTAATCCTTTTACACCTGCTCGTATCCCTTATCAAATTTTTCCGTATGAAAAGAATCCCTATCAAGTATTTGGAATTGGTGTGGCGGAAAATATGGAGGACGCGCAACTCTTAATGAACGGCCACATGCGTATGGCAATTGATAACCTTGCGCTTGCTGGCAACCTTGTATTTGATGTTGATGAGGCTTCGCTTGTACCGGGGCAGAACTTTGACATCTATCCGGGTAAAGTATTCCGGCGTCAGTCTGGCGTTACGGGTACAGCTATTAATGGTCTGAAGTTTCCTAGTACTGCTAATGAAAACATGCAGATGTATGACAAGGCCCGTCAGCTTGCTGATGAGGAAACGGGCATACCAAGTATCACACATGGTCAAACAGGCGTAACAGGAACTGGTAGGACTGCTGCCGGTCTATCTATGCTGCTTGGTTCTGCTGGTCTTAATGTTAAAACAGTTAT